ATGTTGTTCATCTGCCAGCCTGCTCAACTCGGCATTAAATTCGGTGCCGATCCTCCGTCGCTCTATAAGCTGCTGGAGCACCTCCTTTACCTGCGGATCCTCCGGTTTTATTGCGCCGCTTTCCAATTTGGCAACAATCTCTTTCCCTCTGCGTATTACCGCATCTGTCTCCGCAGTTATCTCGTCATGCCGGCGTAAAATTTGGTCTCTGTTCATGATGCAATAGTTTTATCGGGTAAGTTTCATTAATAATCCTTTCGGCTTTTGATCGGCCTTGCTCGGCGATACCTGCGCCCGCAGTTCCTGCAGCTGCATCCGCAGTTCGAAGTTCTCCATGACTAATTCGCTGCGTTCTTGGAGTAATTGAAACCGGGCTTCGCAGGCTTTCATGTAGAGTTCCGAAAGGCTGTTAAAGTCGGACGGGTTATTTGGCTGCGTATTCATATTCGTTATTGATAGAGGGATCAAACATCATAAATTCGCCGTCTTTGGCCCATTCCCGGACCGTATATCGGCCTTTGGGCAGGAACCCGGCCCGGCGGACCGCTTCGGCCTCGCTGGGGAAATATCCCAGCGTATGCCCTTCAAAGGATAGTTCGTAGATCATAATCTTAGATGATTAGTTCAACATCAATTGCAAGGTTTCGGATATATCGGGATACTCTTTGCCTTCGGCGTCCCAGACCGCCGGAACCGTCACGGATTCCTGCATATCGTCGCTGCACTCTTTCGCCTCGTAGTCGATGAAGGCAATATACCCTTTGTGGGTGATCTCGAAACCTTCGCTTATGCCGTCGCAGTGGAAGGTAATGTAATCGGCTGCCTTGCGGGCCATTGTCCGAATGTCGGACCGGGTTAATGCTGTATTCATGGTATTAATTTAGTTTGCTGGTTCTGCATTGGTATTGATTGATTGTGCGTCTGCCGGCCAAAATATCACGGCATTCTGTAAGCTCTTTTGTTAGTTCGATTATTCGCTGGTGCGCCTCAATAAGGCGATCACCCTGTTCGATGTAATCGCGTACACCTTTCCAATACTCCGCTCGCCAATCAATTTCCGGGGAATTCGTCGTGTTTACGTTCTCTTTCATAATTTTATCGAGGTTTTGCGAGAATCTCGCTATTTGTCTATTTCGGTAATGAGTGTTGAAGGGGGACGGGCGGTCCGCCCCCGGTTGCCGTTAGTCTCCGTAGTAGGTCCTGCTGTTGCCGTAGTAGTCCGCCGGCACCGTCAACAGCTGCGGGCGGTATTCCGTGGCCTTCGGCTGCTCCGTCGGGCGGTTCTCGATCTTCGCCGTCAGTATCGCCAGCTTCTCGTTGCGCCATGCCTTCTTCAGGCAGGCCGAGAACGACATCGAGGCGTTAGCACGTTTCAGATACCAAGCGTTACGCATGATCTTCGATTTGTTGTAGGTTGCTTTCATGGCTGTAAACCTTTTGTTGTCGTTTGATGATGCAAAGTAAACAATAATTATTCAGCCACACAAATATTTTGACAACTTTTTATTATCAAACATGAATAATTTGCACACAATGAGTTTAATTTATATATTTGTAGCATCAAACAATATGTTTACATTATGGATAATGATTTTAGAATAGCGGAAATTCTCAAAAGTAAGGGAATGACGCAAACCGATTTAGCCGAAAAAATAGGTATTTCTCGTGTTGGTCTATCAAAAGCAATTAACGGAAATACCACTATTACAACATTGCGAAAGATCGCCGCAGCTCTCAACGTTGAAGTTCAGGAACTTTTCGCCCCTCAACCGACGAACACGATCACCTGCCCGCATTGCGGCAAACTTATTAAAGTAGAGAAGGGGGAATAAATTATGGGAAAGAAAACGGACGAAATAGACGCTAAAAGCCTTGAACAGGCGCGCGCCCTATTCGAATCGGGGGACATCGACCGCATAGAGGTCGGAACCGTGGCCGGGCTATGCGAGATTCACCGCTATTTGTTCGGTGGGTTGTACGACTTTGCCGGAAAAATCCGGACGCTGAATATCGCAAAGGGCGGTTTCCGATTTGCAAATTGCCTTTATCTGGGTGCCATCCTCCCGGTAATCGAGCAAATGCCGGACATGACCTTTGAGGAGATCATCGCAAAATATGTCGAAATGAACATCGCCCACCCGTTCATGGAGGGCAACGGACGGGCCACCCGTATCTGGCTTGACATGATGCTGAAAAAGCGTCTCCAGAAGGTTGTGGACTGGCGGAAGGTGGATAAGGATTTGTATTTGCAGGCTATGGAACGCAGTCCGATCAATGATCTGGAATTACGCGCCCTGCTACAACCGGCATTGACTGACCGCACGGAGGATCGGGATGTTATTTTCAAGGGAATAGAACAATCGTACTATTACGAAGGGTACGAGGCATAACGGACGCTAACAAAGTTAGTAAGCGTAGCCAATTAAGTATAAAGGCCGGATACATTCCGGCCTTTATTTGGTCTTAGAATTGTTTTGTAGCTGCCTCGTTTTTTTGGATATTTCAATATGAAATTGTATATTTGATTTATTAATTTTTTATAAGATGGAAACTATTTACATTATTTTGGGCCTTATAATGCTTGTGTTTGGCATTTTGCAAATTATCCTATTTTTTAAATTGTGGAAAATGACAAACGATGTTCATGCGATTAAAGAAAACAAGCCAGTCGATAAAAATACCCCAGAGGACACCTTTTGGGAGCTTCGTAAATATATTTTATTAAATAATGTTGAGAAGGCAGAAGAAATTGTGTTGGCTATTTTCTTGAACAATGTACGGAAAGATATAGCTGCAAATGGAATAACCGGATGTAATGTAGAAAAGTGGAAAGCTGAATGTCAAGCATATTATAAGGCGATTGGTAAAAATATTCCGGAATCTATTTTAAAAATACATTCCGGAATAGATGTTATCCAATTGGTACACTGACACTGTTTAAAGAGAGTCTGTATTTTACATTTCCAATTTTTATTGTTGTTTATTTAATTCTCTCTTTAGATAAGCTTCTGCGGTATCTATCACATCATAGCCTTTGGAGCTGACGAAGGACGCATAATCCATTCCATCGACGAAAATAACGCCCGTACCTGCTTTATTTACTTCGTTTAGGGCTTTATTCGCTTCGACACCCGCTGTCGGATCCGTATGATTTTGATCCCCTATAAATCGCCTTTTTTCCTTGCCATTATAAGTCACGGCATAACCAAGTGAACTGCGAAGATTCCATGTATGGTTTAAATAGTCGCGTTTGCCAGATAGTAGTCGAGCTGCCTTTTGCTCAATAAGTGCTTCGTGGGCTTTTTCATCCATGAAATCGACAACCTCGTCTTCGATATTGTCCATAAACGCTTTCAGGTCTGCTATGTCTTTTTTTATCTTCATGTAGTAAAAAGCGTTAGAGGCTTTCAGTATTTTTCTTAATGCTATTTATCCCTTCCTCGATCCGTGCTAAGGTTTTGTCCATATTTTTAGTGCTGGAATTTATCTCGCGCACTTCGATAAGGGTTTCCGCGTCAAAGCGCAACGATTCATAGCAGGCGACCGACATCTGATCTATTCTATCACCTAAAGTGGCGATGTTGTTTATGGCGGTTATAATTCCTCCAGTTTGCGCCATTGCCATTACATACCCTCGAATGTCGGTGACTTTGCCTTGAATGTCCGTGAATCGGCCGTTTAACTCGTCGCCGGTATCTTGAGACATAGCCTGAAAACCGCGAGAAGTCGCTTCTTGGCCCGCTGCTTCTGCCTCCCACTGCAGACCGCGCTCCTCGGCGGCCTGTTTGAGCCGCTCCCATAATTCTTGCCCTACCTTTTGCTGGGCAAGAACATCATCAAGCATTGTATCTACAACTCCGGCAAGTGCATTGTACCTCTCTTCATCTGAGAGTGACAGGTCCCGATTTATGGCGTCAATTTTTTTCTGCGCTTTTTCTATTTCGGGTCCTATAGTTGCCGTGTATAACACCTGCTTTGCAAGATTCTTAAGCATATTGCCAGCCGCTTCACCAAAGGCATCCGCGGCATTTGTTCCTTGTTCGAAAGAATCGACCAGTGCGTCGGTCAGTGTGTTTCCTAATTCGCCGAATATTTCATTGAGGTAGTCATTGACTGCCTTTATCGCTTCTTCATATGTCTCCCAATTATTTACCAGTTCTTTGAGGTATGTCTGATTTTCTTTGGAGAGGTGTTTGAAAGTATCGCTATTCCCCTCTACAAATTCTTTGAGGGCTTGCATATTTAACACGCCGCTCTCTTCGAATAATTCAGGGACTACATCTTTTAATTTCTTATATTTTGCGCTTCGGAACCATGTAGAATGTTGAACTTGATTCATCATGTTAGCAACAGACTCTGAAACGCTTTCCCAGATAAAATCATCCTTCCATAAATTAGCCAGACCTGTATTACCTGTTCCAAATTCTACATACTTTTCTTTGCCACGATTTGTAATTTTATCCATTGTTGCCTGATAGGCATTCATGGCGTCAGTTAAGGCTGTTACATTATTAACGTAATTCCCAAAGGCATCTTCTCCGAAAACAGTTTTGAATACATCGGCATTCAGGCGGGCGCGTTCATTCATCACCCGCAGCTCTTCGTTTAATTCTTGGGCTTCTCGGATATTCCGCTCCATTGAAGTTTCCGTATCTCCGAATATACTGGCAATGCTTTGTATGATTTTCAACGCAGCTTGAATAATGGCCAGAATTACAGATGCCCGTTCTACTTTTTGGATGGTGGTTGCGGCTACTTCTCCCGTATTTTCAATCCCTTCTGCCGAATTTTCTGCAAGGGTCTTGATGCTATTGATCATTTGCAGCGAGCTGGTCGTAATCTTGCTCGCGGTCGATATTACTTCCCCCATCGCACCGCCCGCAGTTTCGCCGATGTCGTTAAATTGTCCTTCAATTTTAGTGAGCGTGCTGTATAGTTTCTGCCACTTTTCAAAGGATTCGCTGTGCTTTTCGTCGCTAACGGGGTCCAATTTCTCAATAGCAGATAGTTGCGCTCGAAGAACATTTATTTTATTTCGCAGGTCATCCCCCAGCTCAGAATCCGAAGAAGGGAGTTTATTAAATTCATCTTCAAGCGTTTTTAATGCAGCTTTTATCTCGCGCTTTAGTTTTTCTATATCTCCTTTTATCTTGCTGATTAGGCTATTGACAAAGTCGCCGCCCTCCACCTCAAGGGCAGCCATCGCGGCGTCTTTTTCGGCTCTCAATGCTTCGGCCGTTCCCGCGTCTTTTGCTAAGCTGATTTTTTTGTCGTAATACTCCTTTGTAGCCTGTATCTTTTCGAGAATGGTCCCGTACTTCATGTAGTACTCATTCCACGCTTCAAGCTGGTCATCTAAATATGTCTTGGGGTCTTTTATTCCCGCTTCTGCCAAAAACGCAGTATCCCATTCTTTATTTTTCAACGCCTTAATAGCCTGTTGGCGCGCTGCAATTAACTCGCGTTGTCCTCGGCTTAACTCTTTCTTCTGCAGTTCACGGATTCGCTCTGCTCCATCTGCGATGGCGGCTTCTCGCTTCTGATAGTCCAATTCTATTTGGGCGATATTTTTATCTATCCCCTCCGGCATTACGTCAATTTCCGCCTGTCTTGCTTCAAATCCAGCATCTCGCATTTCGCGCTGAATTTGTTTTCGTGTGTTGTCTAATTCAATTTGATCTTTCGTCGCAAGACCTAAATTCTCCAATACCTTCAACTCCTTCCGTGCCGCTTCCAATTTTTTGTTGCGGGCGGCAACTTCTTCGGGTGTCTTGGCTACAATTTTTTCGATTTCCGCGATTTCCTTTTTCTTCTGCTCTACTATATCTTCTGTCGCTTTACCATCCTTGTCAATATCTTTTGCCGAGATGTTATACATATCCAGCAGGGTATCCATTGCAATTTTATTGGCAGAAAGTACATCGTTATATTTTTCGCGTATTTTAGTCGCCTTGTTTACTGCTTCTGAAAGGGTATTAGTGACTTTAATAGATTTAGTAACAACTGGGCGATTGCCTACCATAGTTGTAGTTTCGACTATGGACTCTTTATTAAATTTTTTGTAAATTTCTTTTGCCTCTTTTTCTAATTCAGGAACCCCGCTTTGTAATCCTTCGCGAAATCTTGTGAAGTAAGCAACTCCCTCTTCTTTGCCGAACTTTGCAATAAATTTAGCCTGAACGCCTTTAAATGCTTCTTCCATAGAAGCATTAAACTCCTCCATAGCACTATTGTTGGCTGCTTCTAACCCTTTGGCTACAGACGTGGCAGTAACGCTTTTCAACAGCACTTCATAGGCACCACGCATATCCTCCAGATTCTGTATTTCAGCGCGCTGTTTGGACAAATATTTATCGTATTTATCCATTATCGTCTGACGTGCTAAAGCATATTCTGCAGTACCTTTCTTTGCTTGGGATAAAGCCCGGAATTCGCGTTGTAGCTCCTCTCTGCTGGTTGTAACTTGGTTGTTGAACTGGTCAATATTCTTAATTACCGAGTCCAGCGATTTATCTGCCGCAAAAAGGTTTGACACCCAATTTACGATCTCCTTTCCGTAGAGGGTAAGTACGGTAACTCCGGCGACAAGCAAAGTTTGCCACGAGAAGATGGACGATGCAATCTGCTTCCATACGGGCGTGAATGTTTGCCCGGCTTTCTTCAATTCATCAACAGATTTCTTCGCGTGTGAAATCTCGTCGGCCAGCATCGGCAGGTTGTTGGATATGGCCGAAAAGAAAATCTGCGGGCCATACGCCAACGACGGCAATTCACGGGCGACTTGCTGAATCTGGAATCCAAGCATATTGAATCCGGAAGCATAATTACCGACATTGCGGGTGTGTACCCCCATTGCCGCATCCAATTCTTTAATCTTCGTATCGAGTGTGTCGATATTTTTAAGCATGGTTTGTCCCCGTGTCCCCTCCCGCTCTGCTGCGCTTAAATTCCGGTATATATTCTTCATCCGGGTCAGCGATTGCGACATTTTATTAATGGATCCCTCGGCGAATTGCTCTGTCTTGATAATGTTCTTCAGGGTTCCTTGATATAGCGCCAGTTCTTCTTTGTTTTTGGCAATAGACAGCGAAAGGTCCAGCCGTTTGTCCTTTTGTGCCTGCGAGACTGCGGCGTTGTTCTTTTCGGCTTTGGAAAGTGCATTGTACTCAGCCGTCAGTGCTTGCGTCTTGGTTTTCAACAGCTCAATTTGAGCTGTATATATCTTTTTTTGGGCGCTAGCTTCTCGGATGGTGCCGATCAGGTCTTTATATGCTGCTGCTTCGGCTTGGGCCGTCTGACTCCCTGATGTCGTTTTGCTGTTGCTGGGAGTCGCTGTTGGGGTGGCAGGGGTGGCCACTTTAGCCGCCGACTCCGCAGCTTGTTGCTGCATCTTGGCAATTTTGCGTATAGCCTGATCTACACGAGTCTCCAGATCGCTAATATGGCGGTTTATAACTTTGAATCCGCTTGATTTGGACGGGAATTTTTCGAGTAATTCGTATAAACGTTCAAGCGATTTACGGAAATTGTTTATCTTTGCGGTATCCGTAGTAATTTTGAATGATAGTGCGCTCATAACAATTATTTAAATTTTAACGGTTATTGTGCGTGTACATTAGTTTTTTGGCTAGGTGGCGTGCAATTTTACATTACCTGCGTTGCGAAACGCGGGTATTTTTTATGTCTGTTGCGGCTCGGATCGTCACCCCTTTATTTGTTTGTTTTATTGGTGGCTTTGTTGACCATTGCGCGAATTTCCGACAACTTGTATCGCCAAATGGTCCCGGCTTTAAAGGGAACCAAAAGGCCCTTCTGCTGCCACTTCCACAACGTGCTTCGATCAATTGAGAATATTTCGCATACCTGATTTATTGATAGATAGCGATCATCCTTTCTAATCTCGACAAGTTTGTTCAGCAATCTTTTTTCTAGGTCGGCAGTGATATCCTCATGAAATCGCATCAGGTCTTTCAACTTGACGGTAACGGTGGTGTCGGGATGGCTTTTCGCCAGAGTCATTAAATCAGTCATAAAACTTTTTTTTTGCGGTGCCCCTCGGCACCCGGATTAAACAAAAAGGTCTGTCGGCTCAGGAAGCCAACAGACCAATCGCACTATACTATCATCCGTGGCTTATTCCTTCATAAGCTCAGTACAAAGATTGCGGCGGTCCCGTGAAAAAGCAATAGTAAACAATGCTTTTCTGCAATTTATTTTTTCGATGATTCACAGGTGTATCATTTCGCATCTTTAGCTACAGTTTCAGCCAATCCGCTTATTACGCTGGCAACTGCAGAAATATCCTCCAGCGGAATCATCATCAGCGTTTTTTGGTAGCAGTCAAACAACTCGGCGAAAGATGCCCGTTTCATAATCCGCCGGCATATAAACCACGCCTTGAGATCCGCGAATATGCTTTTGCTTCCAGCGACGGCCAGCGCAATACTATGGGCCATTGCCACGATACACGCCTTGCTGCCGTCAGATCCCTTGCCGATATGCCGGGCGGCCATGATTCTCGCCGTGGTCCGGGGTGACATCTTGTATATCGTGTAGCTCTTTTGGGCTATTCGGAAACTGATGAAATCCAGCCTTCCGGATGCGGCCATTTGGGGCCTTGGTGTTGTCGCAATGTCCTTGTGTGCGTTTTTATTCTCGTTCATGGGTTTTACTTTTTTTTTGATTTTACATTGATTGCTTTACCGGGATCGCGCCGTCGGTTTCTCTGCTCCCGTAAGGCCGCCAGTTTCATACGCGCCCCTTTTATTCGGTGATTTTTAATCCCATTCAGAATTATCATCAGTTCATCGCGGTTCAACTCAAGCGTCCAGACGGTCCTATCATCGACAGCTGCAAATCCTTTGGTTATCCTTTCTCTCCTCTTGCGCATTCCCCAGATTGTTCGTATATTTGTCCGTCTGGGTATAGCATAGTGAATATGGATGTTAGTGAGATGGGCGGGGCTTTCCCCACCCGTCTCTATTGTTATCCCAGAAAATCCAATGCTTCAGAATGCAATTCCAATTTTCCGTCCTCGTCGATGGTTGCTATTGTCCGGTATCGGGTGCCGGCGGGGAGCAACCCCATTTTGTAATTCTTGTTGCAGGCGACCAAGGCGTTCAGAGCCTCAACAGCCCGGCGCACTTCGTCGAACTGCTGAAGTACACGCCCCCGCATAGTGCTTACATCAATAAGGCGTTGCCGCTCTTGATCTGCAAGCCATTCGGCAGACAATTCGATTTTATCGCCGTTCACCACAAAGGCAGTATAATCGAGTGCCTTCTCCTTGCCGAGGTGTAGCGCTTCATGAACGACCTGCTGCGAATTGTCTATTACTTTGCTAAGGTATTCAACAGCCTGATCCGTGAGCGTTTGGCGGGTTGTCACGATATTTATTTTCTTTGCGTCTTCGGCTGCGATCCGCAGTGCTTGCGCCCGGATACTCTTACTGTTATCCGTCGCAATATCCTTGAGGCTCTCGGTAGATATTTTCAACCGTGAAGCCGTCAACTGTTGTATTGCTGCCTCCAGTTGAGGAATGGCCGCTTTGTAGGTCTCGATAATTGATTCGTAATTTTTCATAGTTGTTAAAAATCTTGTTGTACGTTTGGATTATTCGGCGTCGGGCAATGTTTCCGCCCATTCCGCAGCGCGCTTCTTTGCCTCTTCCTCGGAGTAGTCGATGGCCGTCACTCCTTGGGACTGCTGGCTTTCTTGTTCTTCTTTCATGGTTACTGTTTGATTTATATGGACCTAGTTTTGAAAAGGCCGCCGTCATATCCTTGTTGTATGGCGAAAGGATTGATGCGTAAAACCTGAGTTGCAGATAATACGCCCATAGTAGGGGACATTTCAATATCCATATCGATTATGGCCCGGTAGTTTGTTCGGTTTATTGCATACATTCCATATTTGCGTGCGAGTGTGTCAAGCTCCTGCAATGCGGATAATGCTTTTAACGCAGCATTATAAAGTTCGATTTGCTGCGGATCGTCTATATACAAGTTAGCGGCTTCGCTAAAGACAGCTTCAGCGACTTCAGAATCAAAAGTTACCTGACCGTTACTGTCTACCGTGTAGCAGTCTGCGGGAACAGTCCCGAATGATTCGAAGCGCTTTTGAACTTTGCGGCAAATCTCATTGAATTGCTCCAACAAAGAAGTATATAGCTCCTCTTTTTGGCTGCGTTCTGCGGGGAATACTATGGGGGCTAGTGCCGCATTAAATTTTTCCGTCATACGGGCGCGAATGGCTGTACCGCCGCTCATAATGTCCCGCAAGTTGTCTGCAGTCAATTCCTCGCCGAACTCGGCAAGGACGGCAGGTGTGACAATCTCCCGTAATTTATCTACGGCCGATCTGAATTCATACATTCCATGCTGAAGGGGCATTTGCCCTATACAGATTCTCTTGCTGTTCTTTGACATGATTACATGGGTAAGTTGGTAAAAGGATCAACTGCCAGCGATCTATCCGGGGTTCGCTTTTCGCCACCCTCGATGATGCGCTGGGTTCCGGCATTTATTAGATTTGCGATTTGGGACGCATTATCGTCGCCGATACCGCTGGATACAGCCTCGATGCGCTCAGAACCATTTTGTCCCGTGTGCTCTGCGACCATTTCGCAGACGGCATCTGCACCGTACTTTTCGGCTGCATGCAGCATCTTTTTTAGTTTTTCGTTGTTCATGATGTTTTAAGCCTGTTTAGTTTGTTCTACGCTTGTTTTTCCTGCTGTTTTGCCAGCCTCAACAACTTACGCGCTAATCTTTTGGCCTGCGCCGGGCTAAAATGCAGCATAGCGCAGTCGCTCTGTATGAAATCCGTGTCATAATCACTGACATCGGAGACGTACAGAATAATTTCGTCGTCGCCCTTGCGCATACCGTGGCAGTCGATAATCGTGGTGGTTGTACGGCCGAGAATTAGCCCAATGCCGTGTTGGTTGTCGATCTTAATTGCTTTCATAATCTTTTCGTTTAAATGGTTGTTATCGTCGTTTTATCGCCGTTTTCGGTCAGTCTTTGTAAACTCGTCCCGCAAAGGCGGGTAAAACATACGTTTTTTCATCTCCTGTTTCTGAATTTTCGATTTTCTTTCGTGTTGTGGGTACTTGTTCCACCCATGAAATTTCATGCGCTCAAATCGCGCATTACGTCAAAACGGCTCGGCCTCCCCGATTGCGTCCGCCGTATTCTCGTAGTCGGTTATCCGGGTCAGGCTCTCGTTATGTCGAAAACAAATGCACCCTATCTCCCCCTCGCGGTTTTTTGAGATGTGCAGTAACCCGACCCCCTCAGCCGGAATAATCCCGTAGCGTCCTGCGTCGATCTCGGTTTGGCCATACATTGCTGGCCGATCGAGGAATGCGACGATGTCGGCGTCCTGCTCGATGGCTCCCGACTCGCGCAAGTCCGACAATAGCGGCCTTTTGTCCAACCTGTCCTCAACCTTGCGGGACAACTGCGACAACAGGATAACCGGGATATTGAGTTCCTTGGCCAGCAGTTTGGCCGAACGGCTGGCGGCGGCGACCTCACGCTCGCGAGTGTTGTTCGGGTTACGGCTTGACGTATCGAGCAGTTGCAGGTAGTCGATAATGACCATCCCGCACCGTCCCCGGCGGCGCATCGCCTTGCATTGCGAGCGTATAGCCCCAATAGTGAGATTTGCCCGGTCGTTGAGGTAAACAGGCATTGCAGAAAGCTTCGCGCCGGCCTTCTCGATCTTCGTCCAGCCCGAAGCGTCAACATTACCGGTGCGGAACTCTCCCGAACTTACACCCGAACTGCCGACAAGCATTCGCCCGGTCAACTGTTCCACGCACATTTCCAGCGAATAGACACACACCGGAACGCCTGACACGGCCGCAGCACGGGCAAAATGTAGCATCATAGCGCTCTTCCCCGTTCCCGGACGTCCAGCCAGCACCACGAGCTGCCCGCCACGCCAGCCGCCTGTAAGAGCGTCGAGCCGCTGCAACCCGGTAGGAATGCCGATGCACTGGCCGGCCTGCCTTTCTTGTTGCCGCAGCTCCAAATTGTCAATAGTTGCCCGAACAGCGTCAGACAGCGGTATTAGGTCGCTCACGCGGGCTGTTGTGGACACTAATGCCGCAATCTGATTTGTGACCAATTCGCATATCTCCTCGGCGGAATTCGTTCCGGCGCTGGATTTGGCTGCGATTTCATAACTCAGCATGATAAGACGGCGCCGGGCTTCTATGTCTGCGAGCTGCCGAGCATGATCCAAAACGTTGACGGCCGACCCTATCGAGTTGGTCAACTCAACCAAGTATCGGACCATCTCCCGCCCCTTGAGTTCCGGATGCTGCGAAAGCATACAAAGATCAATTTTATTGCCCTGCTCCAACATTGAGAGCATCGCGCCGTAAATTTTGCCATTGTTTGGGTCAGAAAAGGCCGAAATTCCGACGATCTCCGTCACGTCGGATAATTGATCCGGTTCGAGAATTAAAGCGCCTAAAACGGCCCTTTCGAGTTCGGGCGATTCCGGAAGCCCCTCAACAGGGGCCGGACGGTTATAGGAAATTTGTTTTTCGCGTTTCATGGGGCGTTTGTTTTTGGGGTGTGGTTTGATCGTGGCGGCGTAGCCAATTCGAAGCTGTCAAGTAGGCCGATCTATTTCTTCGTATCAACGGCTCGTAATTGTGCATTGCCTGTAATACCTCGCATATTTGCTCGGTCGGATATTTGTCTTTCAACTTTTGGTACTGCTCCTCGGTCATCGGTTCTTTCATCTTTGCAACCCGCGGGGCGCTGTTTGTTATCCACTTCTGAAATTTCAAAAAAGATTCGGAGTATTTATGGGGCGCGGGGGCGGAGCCTCCCGCATTCATACCTTCGGTGCTATTATCGGCGCTCGTATCGTCCCCCTTATAACCCCCTTTACTATCCTCTACTACCCGTTGGCGGAATTAAAATAG